TTATACAAATGGAGGAGTATAAAGCCAAATTTAAAAATGGTAAATAAAGCTAGAACTGAGGTAAGAAATGATAATTCTAAAAGTATGACTTACCCTAAAAATAAAATTAAACCTAAAAAAGTACAACATAAAATTAAACCTAAAGTTAAAAGTGATACACATAGGGAGGAAGTAATTAAAGAATATAGATATAAAAGTATAAGCATACTTTGGGGATTAATTAAAATAAAATACTAATATGAATTACGCAAAAAAAGTACTAGAACAAGAATTAAAAAAATTAAATCAATCTTTAACTGAGTTTGAAGATGCTAATTGGCAGAGAGGAGTTAGGTTAACTAAACACAAAATAAAACAAGTTAAAAAAACTATTGAGAAAATATGAAAAGATTAATTGAAAGGAAAGTGATTGAATGGGCAAATGAAAGAGGTCTAATCAAAGAAGAGAACGCACCTAAGCAGTTTATTAAGCTAACCGAAGAAGTTGGTGAGTTAGCTAGTGCATTACTAAAGAAAGACCCATACGAAACAATAGATGCAATAGGGGATATTCAAGTCGTTTTAATCATACTTTGTGAGCAACTAGGTATAAACTATAAAGAGTGTTTAGAAAGTGCCTACAATGAGATTAAAGATAGGAAAGGTAAGTTAGTAGATGGTAGTTTTATAAAGGAATAACGTTATTAATAAATTGTCGTTTTAATGCAATTTATTTTGTGTTATGCGTATTTTAAAACAATTAATCAGGTCATCTCACAAGGTGGTAAATCTCGGTTATTACGTGGCGACTGAGTGCCTGATTTTATTAAAGAAGAATTATGAAAACAAAACAAACAACAATTCAATGGATAATTTCCCAGCTTAATGAGTATGGGGTTTATCCTCAATTAAGCTCAGTTGATGCAATTTTTGAATATGCTTTGAAAGAAGAAAGAGAACAAATTGAAATATCATTTGAAGAAGGAATGTTCCACCATGTTAATGGTTTAACACCTAAAGAATATTACGAAGAAAGATATAATAATTTAACTACTATAAAACGCCACTAAACGGCAATTAGTGGCAAAATATAGTTATGCATAACGAGATAGTAAAATTTCGTTTTAATGAATTTTAATAAATGTTATAAAATTTTAAATATGGCTTGGATAAGCACAAAAGATAGACAACCAACAGAGATTGGGAATTACAGAATAAAGAATAATGCACCAACTTGCAATAATGGAGAAGGAGAATGCGAATGGTTGGGTAATAAATGGGATGTACCCGATATGATAAAAAGTTTTTGTAAGATACTTTATTGGTGGGAGTAATTTTTTATAACGTATGGTAATATGATTAGTGCAGATTAATAACTAAAATTTATAAAAATGGGATGCAGTAAAAAAATGAGTGTTAAAATACCTACACTTGATAGATGTGAAGAAATGATATTAGGTTTTGAAAACCAAATAAACGAAATATTTAAAACAAACGTAAAGTACGAGGGCGAAGAAAGAAAGTTGTTAATAAAAACTATACAAGACAACCCAACTCATTTTTGGGAGGTGACTATAGATGGTTTAATACACTACGGAATTTAGCATTAATTATATTACGTGTTAGGCATCTGTTTTAATTGTGCCTAACGTTGAAATAAGCAAACGTTTTAATGTTGCTTTATGGAATGTTATTGCAAAAAAAAGGGTAGTTATTAGCTACCCTTTTTTAATTCTATATCATTACTTATGAAGTAACAATAGTAGCAGTTCCAAATAAAGTAATTAAAGCAGCTTCATCAGCAGCATCTAAAAAGTTCGCTGGTATTTTTTCTTGACCAACAAACGTTAATTGATATCCTGAAACATCACCTAATGCAGTACCATTTGAGATAGTACCAGTAGTAACATCCATACCTCTCTCTAAACCAGCTAAGAAGAAATTACCATTATTGTCTTTTACAACAATATTAGGTCTACCATAAGCTAATAATTTCACTATTTTAGTAGTTGCAGCATCTTGTTTTTTCAACTGAATAGATAAAGTTTGCTCTACAAATGTAGTACCATTTTCTCTAGATGAATTGATAGTTTGCTCAAATGAGTTAGTACCTTTCAATTCAAATTTATACAAGTTAGATACACCAGTTACTGTTGATATCATGTCTGTATCTGTAACATCATAAGTCTTTGCAGTAATGTCTCCGTAATTAATGAAATAGATAGCCTCTAAACCACCTACTACATCCTTACAAACCTCCGCACGACCATTCCCTAATAAACAAGCCATTTTTTAAAGTTTTTAGTTATAAAAAAAGGAGGAGTATTTTACCCCCCCTTTAATTTGAATTTATTTAATTATTAATTTGCAGCGTTTGTAATTCCGTAAGTTACGATATCTTCAACATTTGCATATTGAACACCAGCAGTCATTCTCATGATAATTCTTACATTTTTAGAACCATCTAAATCGGCCATATCAATAACTTTAATTTCGTTTTGGTCTGAAAGTAAACCAGTTCCGAAAAATAAGTTTGATTTTTCAGCAGCTAACATTTGGTTTGCAGTTAAACCTTCAGCCACTACTAATGGAATACCATCGAACATTAAATCTCCAAATGATTGGTTATTTCCTTTTCCATCAAAACCATTAGCCCCTAAACCACTTGCTCCAAATCCACCTAATGAACGTACATAAAGTTTGTAAGCATTTTGAGAAACATAAATTCTTAAGTCATCTTTACCGTAAACCGCAGCTGGTATTGCATCAGCAACCTTACCTAATTCTGTTGCAATGTTAGCAGCAGTTAAAGTTGTTCCAGCAACCTCATTTGCAGCTGGTAAAGCAGCGTCAACAGTTAACAATGTCATGAAACCATCGAATGAACCTGAAGTACCAGTAGCACCATTCCAAATAGCAGTCTCATTTGCAGCTCCTACTTTTTCAGACATATAAGCTAATAAGTAATCAGCGAATGATTTAGGTAGTACATCGTGTGCAGAGTATCCCATTTCGATAGCAGACCATGTATCTACGAAATCAGATTTACAAAGTTGAACGTTTACTTGTAATTCTTTTGGAGTTATAATTCTTTCAGTTAATGTAACTGTTGATGTTGCTGTGAAATCACATGAAGCATCTTTTAAAAGTCCATCAGTAGCTAATTTATGAAGTACTGCTTTGTACTTTACGTTAGGCATCACTGTTACTAATTCTTTACCTAATGTAGGTGCTGATAATAGTGCTGCTGCTACCCATTTACCTGAATCTTCTCCAGCGTAAGTTGTTGTAATTGAAGTTGTTGTTGCCATTTTTATTTATTATTTAAATTTATAAACTTGTTCTAAAATATTACTAATGTTTGATTTTCCTTTTCCTAGTTTTACAATCTCTACTTGTTGCTTGTTTTCAGGATTAAATGAAATTGGCTTAACTTCTTCTTCGCTCAATTCAACTTTAACCTCTTCAACTTTTTCTTCAACTTTTGAAAGTTCTGTAATCTTAGCTTTTAACTCCTCAATCTCTTTTTCAAGATTTTCTTTTTCTTCTTTAGAGAAATGAGTTTCTTTTACTGTTGATTCTACTACTTTTTTAGCAGTTGGTTTTTCTACTTCCATTTCAACCTCTTCCTCAACTTCTGGTTGCTCAGGTTGCTCAACCTCTTCTTGTTTAGCACCAATCTCACCGATAACACCATCTTCTAAAACTTTTAGAATTTGACCGTCTTGTAATTCGTACTCACCAATAGGAAGTGGAACTCTATCCTCTTCGTTTACAATCATAATAGATTGTCCAGCTTCTAAGATGTCGAATTCGATAGTTGTAACACCATCTACTAACTTCATTTGCTCTAGCTTTACTTCCATACCTAAAAAGGTTTTAAGTGTGTTTAAAGCATCTTTTACTTCTTTTTTCATACTTATTAACTATTTAAAATTTAACTGTTACATTTTTAACCTCTTGAGTAGGTGTTTGAACGTTCTGTTCTATTATCTACCTTAACACTTTCTCTTTGATTCTCTGTGTTACCTATGCCTTGATTCTGTAATGTACCATCGCAGCATTCTGCTCTATACTTACCATCATCACACAAACAACCTCTTTTGCCTCCCTTTGGACTTGTTTTGCTTACTGTCTTTTTTTTAGCCATTTTTCATTTATTTAGTCGTAAATTCTTATAATTACACTATCACTTGAAAGTACAGTATCACTTGTTCCACTTGTCGTATATGTACTCACTACAACACCATTCGCTGAATTTCTAGTCGCTTGTATT